AAGTCGAGCAGCTCGGGCCGGTACTGCGCCCGCTGCTCGATCGCGGCGCTGTCGCCGCGGTGTACGAGGGCGGTGGCCACGGCTCGCAGGCCGGCCTCGGTGTCCTCGTACGCGGGGAACGTGACGGCGGAGACCTCGAACAGCTTGACCTCGCGCAGGATCCGCAGTTCGGCCTGCACGGTGTCACCGTTCTTGGTCTCGACGTCGATCAGCTGCCAGTCGTCCTTGACGACTTGGAAGCCGAAGCTCATGCCGGTGATGTTCTTGTTCCGGACGTTGGCCTTCAGGTCGTTGACGTACGACAGGGCCGGGTCGAGGGCCGAGTCGACGGGCAGGCCCTTGGGGTCCTCGGCCAGCTCGAGGGTGCCGGCCGACACCCGGGACACGACGTAGTAGCTGTCGTGGTCGATCAGGAAGCGAGCGTCGCCCTCGCTGATCGTCTTGGCGAACGCGCCCGGGGCGACCTCCTCGTAGAACCCCCAGCGCAGCGGATTGCCGATGCTGGTGCGGGAGTTGAACACGGAGGCGTAGCCGGTGAACCGCTCGCCGCCGCCTTCGCCGTCTGCGCGGATGGAGAGACCCGCCGTGGACAGCGGCAGGCGGCGGCGCTCCTCAGTCGTTGTCCTCGTCAGGGTCCTCATCGGTGCCTTCCTCCGGCTCGGGTGCGGGGTCGATCTGGCTCGGTTCCGCCGGCGGGGTGAGCAGCCGCTGTGCCTCGGCCATCAGCGCGGCCGCGCGGACCGTCGCCGGCAGCTGCTCGTTCTGCAGGAGGCGGATCGTCTCGCGGGCGCGTTCCCCCGGCGGCGCGTCCGGCGCGAGCGGGTTGACGCCGAGCGGCGCCATGTAGGTGGGCTGCAGGTAGACGTCGCCGCCCTTGCCCGCGGGCAGCGGCGGCAGGTCCTCGAAGCCGCGGATGTCGTCCGACGAGAACGCTCCGACGTCGCGCATCGCCCGGTAGAACGTCGCCCGTGCGGAGCTGTCACCGCGAAGCAGGCCCTGCACGCTGTACTTGGCGTACTGGTTCGTGGGCAGCAGCTCCTTGGTGATGCGCTGCTCGGTCGGTGACAGCCACGTGGGGGCGAGGTCGAACACCACCCAGGCGCCGGCCTGCTGCTCCAGGCCCGTCCCCCAGCTGGTGGACTTGGCGGTTTCCATCAGCAGGAACAACGGAACGCCGAACATTCTGGCGATCTCGGTGTTCTGGAACTCGCGCGACTCCAGGAACTGCGCGTCCTTGTAGGGCATCGTCACGGTGTTGAAGGAGGCGCCCGAGTCGAGGACGGCGATCTCCTGGCTGTTGCGCCAGCCGCCCATCTTGGCCGCCCACCGCTTCTTCAGCGCGTCGGCCTGGTCCGGGTTCAGCCGCTGCTCGGTCTGCAGGACGCCGGCCATGATGTTGCCTTTGCCGAACAGTCGGGCCGCGCTCTTCTCGGCGGCCTGCGCCAGGCCGATTCCCTCGGCGGCCAGCCGTACGGGCGAGCAGCCGGTGACGCCGTCGTAGCCGAGGCCGGGGATATGCATGATCTCCCGGGACGTCATCGCGTGCTGCACGCCCCAGTCGTCGGTGACCTCGAAGACCTTCCCCGACGGCAGGAGGTCGTCGGGCTTCACCTTCCCGGCGCGGACGCGGTCGGGCATGACCGGCCACAGCTCGACGACCACGCCGGCCCGGTTGCGGACCTTCTGCAGGTAGCCGTTTCCCCACAACACCCGGTGCACGTACGGCAGGCGCCACAGCTCCAGCGGTGTCAACTCCGGGTGCGGATCGGTCAGCAGCGGCGCCTTGGCCCGGTCCCTGGTGCCCTGTACGTAGGTGTGAAGCGGCAGGTGCGCGGACACTCCGGCGATCAGGGCGACCGACCGCCACACGGCCGGCATGTGCAGCGACGTCCGCTCGGTGACCGCCGTGCCGGACTCGTTCGGCACGGCGCCGAGGTAGTCGGCGACGGCCTCGGCCGTCAGCGGCAGCGCCGGGTTCTCGAGGCTGCGATGCTCGAACAGACCGAACAGGCTCATCGTTCGGCCCCCTTCCCGCGCCGCTGTACGGGCCCAGGACGGGCCATCTCACGCTCGGTGGCCACGACCCCCAGCACACCGCCCAGCATCAGCGCAGCGGGCACGTAGAGCATCGCCACCCCCACCAGGAACAGGACGACGAACGCGGCCTCGACTCCCAGCAGAGACTGCTGCCGAGTCGGCCTCGTGATCTTCACCATACGTTCGGGGGACCTTCCTGCTCGGCGTCGTGGTACGTCTCCCAGCCCCAGGCCGCGTAGGTGCTGGACACCAGGGGACTGACATCGACGCCGTCCGACCGGCGCGCCCACAGCCAGGCGTCGCCGACGTCCCGCTTCTTGGCGCCGGCGAGCGCGGCCGCGAGAGGGGCCTGCCCGCGGTGGCGCAGCGTGCCCTCGGTGACGCGGTCGTAGAACTGACCGCAGGCCTGCGTCAGTTGCCGCACCTTCGGAGAAACCACCAGTTCAGAGCGGTCCTCACGGGTGTCGTCGTCCTCGTACGCCAGGGCCTTGCGCAGCGCTGGCACCAGCGAGCCGGCCGGGCCGCCCTCGTCGATCACCCACGCGCACGGGTTCCACCGCCGGTCGCGCACCTTGACCCAGTCGACGACCCAGTCCGTACCGGGCTGGTGCGCGACGACCTCGACGTGCACGCCCCCGTCGGGGGCCGCGCCCGCCACGGAGATGGCCGTCCACGTCCGCTCAGGGGTGGTCTCGATGGAGAACGACACCGGGTCCATGGGGCGCGACGCCGGGTCCTCGAGGGCCTCCCATGCTGCCTTGCCGATGACCTGCCAGGTCTCGTCGGTGACCTCGGGGTAGTCGCCGACGCCGAGCCGCTCGCGGTCGAACAGGTCCGGCCGCATCGCGCGCATCTCACGCAGCACGTAGGCCGGCCTGATGCGGATCCCCAGGGCCGGGTTGGCCCGGGCCCATGACCGCTCGTCGTCCCGGTTGTCGTGCTGGTCGCAGACGATCCGACCCTCGGCGTCGGTCGCGCACTCCTTGGTGTGGGGGGCGATCGAGTGCTCGATGTAGCAGAGCGACGGGTCCGGGCCCTCCTCGGCGAGCGCCCGGGCGCGCAGCAGCGCCAGCTGCTCGCTCTCGTCGCCCAGGCCGGCTGACCCGGTGAAGACCAGCTGCGGGTTGTGGCGGGCCGACAGCACGGGCATCAGGGCGCCGATCGGACCGGCCCGCAGCTTCATGGCCTCGTCCATGATGACCAGGTCGCCCGAGAAGCCTCGGCCGCTGTCCCCGCCGCGGGCCAGGAAGCGGATCCGGGCCCCGTTGAAGAACTCGAACCCCTCCTCGCCGTGGCTGCGGCGTACGCGCTTCACGCGGCGGCTGAGGGAGGACGAGCCCTCGATGATCTGGTCCAGGCGCAGGAACGACTCCTGCGCGGTGTTGAACTGGTGCGCGGTGTGGATGATCAGCTTGTCGCCGAACAGGATCACGCCGCCCAGCTGCCGCGCCTCGAGCCACCCGCCCTTCCCGTTCTGCCGGGCCACGTTGATGGCGACGTCCAGCGACGTCCACCGGCCCTCGCGGTCCTCGGCAAGTGAGTGGTGCAGGCCGAGCTGCTGCCACGGGTCGAGCATCAGGCCGGCGTCCTCGGCGAGCTCGATGCACTCCTGCCCGGCGGGCGAGCGGAAGTCGAGCGCCTCCTGGTCCTCGACGCCGTCCCACCGGCCGGTGCCGACGTACCGGCGCCACGGCACGGACAGGATCCGGGGCGTCTGGCACCCGATCACCGGGCGTCCTTACCGGCCGGAGGAGAGAGCCGCTGCGCGCGTCGCTCGGCGAGCTGGTCGATCTTGTCACCTCGCTCCTTGGGGGGCGCGGCCGCGCGCACCACTTGCATGGCCTGGCGCAGCTCGCGGGCGGCGGTGGCGGCCGCTTTCGGGTCGGGGGCCGAGTCGAGCTCGGCGGCCAGGCGCAGGGCGGCGGCGGCCTGGGCGTTGGCGGCGGGGTTGACGCCCAGGTCCTCGAGCTCGGCCGTCGTCGCGGCAGCGACAGCCCCCCGGCGCAGCCGTCGCTTCGGAGCATCCGACATCAGACATCACCCCCCGTAACCAGACAGACAGTCACGGAATGTGACATAGAATCAGTTACGGAGTGTTAC